CGCTCCCATGCTCAGCGCCTTCTCAAGTGGCGAACGCCCATAGGTGCCCCATTCAATCGGCTGATCGTCGTCTTCTGTGGCGATCGCTGTGCTGACGCCATCTTGAAGCATCTTGAGCAAGTCTTTTTGCTTGCGGGTCAGGTAGGTTGTCACATCGGAGCCCGCGATCGATGGAGGAATCAATTCATCCGGCACGCCCAGACCATCCCCAACGCCAAATTTACGCAATACACCCGCGATTTGCTGTGCCTGCGCTGAAGTCCAATCTCCCTCAAATATGAGTTCCATCTAGATCCTAATAATGATCCGCTTTTCTGCTGATTTCTGGAGTTGTGGAGGTTGCTGCCCAGGTTGCTGCCCAGGTTGCCCAGGTTGCCCAGGTTGCCCAGGTTGCCCAGATGCCTGTGACATTCCCCCGTCATCGGGCATTCCCCCGCCCCCATCATCGGGCATCCCCCCGCCCATCATGCCCTGTTGCTGCTGTTGCTTAGCTTGGTAGCCCTGCGGCAACACCATCGCATCATCACCCCATTCCAGTGGCGATCGCCCGCCCCACTTTGAGCGGAACTCGTTAATCGTCTGAGTTCCATTGTTGACCTCCCCCGAATCACGCGCATAATCAGAATCTTCTTGTGGTGTATGCGATTCCACAAACGCATATTCGAGATCATCCCAGCCGCAGGTGAGATCTAAGACTCTATGAGTGTGCGTCTTCTCAAGCCTACGCAGCAGCGGCGCAACGCCTTTATTCTGCTGCGAGTCCCGTTGAGTTTCGGCCACCCCAGAACCGAGGCCACCCGTGACCCCTTCTGTAAACCCGATCTGTGACGGAGTGACTTTGTAGAGCATACAGATCCGGTTGATACAGAAGGTCAGCAACTCCTTAAACTGCATTTCACGGTTACTGATTTGACTCAAAGGAACCAACTGAAAAATATCTTGAGCCTTGCCATCTGGCGATCGCTGTCCCCTAAACGGATGAATGTTGTGGGGATTGTCCGACGCTGCATTTTTAAGGCTTGCAGTGATCCGTCTAAACTCAGCCTCGGAAACGCCCAACACCGCCAGCAGTGCGGGAGGAATGCCGTTCTTACTGAAGTAGTCGCTGTTGTGATTATTGGCATTCAGATCGGAGCAGATTGAGACAATCGCTGTCTCAATTGGGCTGATTCCGTAGGGCGACCAGTTGCACGGGTTGAGCTGCATATAGGCCAGCTCATCAAATTCAAACTCCACCCGCTGCACCACGTTGTAACTTTGCCAGTAGCGCTGGGTTACCCCTTGGCGATCGGTCTGAATCTCAATCGTCTCGCCCGCCACACTTGCCAGCTCCAGCGGAAGCCGACGCCCCCCGCTCACCGCAGAGACGACCTCATAAGTCCCCGCATCGAAAATGAGCAAATCTCGCAGAGTCTTGCGGTGAAAATGTTCCAAATCTTCTTGCTGACTTGGCCGCCCAAAGAACTTCTTAGCCCAAGTAATTCGATGGCGCTGATCTAAATACTCATCAGGCCGTCTTTTCTTGAGCCACTTCGAGCGATCCTCATCCTTTGGCCTGATCGTCCAAGGAACGCCCGCCACCAACTCAATCAGGGTATCGACGCACCCGCGCACAATCTCAGATTTTATATAGACCGTTCGCATCATTTCGACACTGAGGAACCCACGCCGAGGCTGAGGCGAATCGGCTAGTGTCGCGTAGATGTTCGGCACCGTGCGCTGCCGCACCCCATCAGACGAGCCAGCCCGCTTTAAGAGCGATCGCCCCTGACTACGAGTAATCGCAAAATCTGGAGCATCTAGCAGCCGTCTATCAAATTCAGCCATCATTCCCCGATAAGAAATCTATCCACGCCGCCTCATAGCTCTCGACGACCGCCCGATCCCTTGGGTCTGTCGCGTCACCGACAAACGGGAACAACCGCTCAGGCACCTCTGCATCTTTTGAGTACAGCAGGAATATGGCGATCGCCCGTAAATCAAATTGCGCCGCCCCAGCAGATTCAAGCCGAGACAGCGCAGCCAATGCGTTTTTATAATTTTCGGTGTCTTTTATTCGCACACTCTTTCCACCTTATAGACAGTTTACCCGAAGTGAGAAGTAGGCGCTCCATTGGAAATAATTTCCAATGGGCAGGCGTAGGCTTCAACGATAAACCCCTCACTTCTATTGATTGTATTGAGCGGTCTGTCGCAAGAGTACGCCGTTGCAATCCGGCGACAGTGATTAGGTGAAAAGAGTCCGAAATCATCCGTCTTCGCGTTGACCCAAATCTCATACTTCGGAACCGTGGCGATCGCACCATTGGCGATCGCCCAACCCGCAACGATCGCACGACACAGCACAGATAACCGAACCCCCCTAGACCGCGCCACGCCGTACAGATCAACTCGCACCCGCCCAGACACTCGACATTGCACCGATTCACGAGCCATACCTGGCAGCAACGCATAGAGCGCCGCTGGATATTGAGGGCGATCGCCATTCGGCCAATCCTCCAATAATTCCCTGAGCAGCGCCGACATCGCCACGCCTGAACATTCAGCCCTGCCTTGCAGCACACTCACGGCATAGCTAGGAATCACGACGCCAAGAACGAAGCTCTTGCCGAGCTGATCGGGGGGAACCTCTATCAATGATCGACTCATTACTAAACCTGTAAATTACTTGTCGTCTCAATTTACATTACCTCATTTTTGTTGTAAATTGGAGTTGTCAAGCAATTTACAAGTCTGCCCTTTCAGCCTAAATAGAAACACCAATGGACGAAAAATCACCTGCACTAGACCGAATCGCAGACGCAATAGAGGCGATCGCCATCTCTCAAGTACGACAGGCAGAGGCGATGGAGCAATTGTCCGCAGCTACAGCCGCCACAGCACCCGCGCCTAACCTCACGAAGTCGCTAGGAAGCTACATTAACTTCGACTGGTCTTCCATTGGGGCGAAGGTCATCAAGTCCGATGCTGATGGGGCGATCGCTGTTGTGCATAACGGCAAAATTTATACGCGCAGAAATCCGGTCAATAAATTCGATTTGGCGATCTGGTATTCAAGATGCATAGGAAAAGAGGATAACGAAAACCTGTATGAACGTCTGGTCACGTTCAAAGTTCCAAAAATCGAAGCGGAGCCATTGAACCAGAAAACGCGCGATCGCCTGAGCGCCTATCAGCAGAGGTCAGCGTAAAAGATGAGGGCATTGATTTTTTCTTCAATTTGCACAGGCGGAGGCTTGGCTGACATTGGAGCCATGCAGGCAGGGTTGCAACCTGCTTGGGGAATTGAAATAGATCCCCGTGTTGCTGAGATTGCTAGCCATAATCTTAAGCACACGGTTCATGCTCAAAATGTTGTTGACACGAACTGGAGCAAGCTTGACAAGCCTGATGTGTTATGGGCATCACCACCGTGCCCAAACTTTAGCAATGCAAAGCGAAGTGGTAAGGAAACGGCGCTAGACCGTGCGATCGCGCAGTCAATTGTTGATGCTGTCAAAACCTACGTGCCACGGGTTTTCATTCTTGAAAACGTCCAAGGCTACAGCAAAAGTAAGTCGCTGCAATTCATCGAGGGGGCACTGTACGGGCTGGGCTATTGGTGCGATCGCCAGATTTGGAATGCAGCCGATCATGGTGTTCCCCAGTCTCGCAAGCGGTTGATTCTTCGAGCTGTGCATAATGGTTTCCCCGCGCCGATGCCTGCGAAACAACAGTGGATCGGCTGGCATCAAGCGATTGAGGATTTAATTCCCTCGTTGCCGGAGTCGGAGTTTGCTCCGTGGCAGCTAGAGCGGATGCCCGATGAGCTAAAAACAGCATGGTATCCAGAGGAACCGCAAACATTCTTGACTGAGACAAAATTCCCGAACCGCAACGCGAAGCGAATCTGGCGATCGGTTGATGAGCGATCGCCTACGGTGACATCGCTTAACCCAAATTGGAGAGCGTTTTTAGTGTCCGACAAAGGCAGTGAATCACCCGCTATCACGGTGCGCCATGCAGACGAGCCAACATTCTCAGTCGTGAAAGGTAACGGCAGTGGAGGGCAAAAAGCGTTTTTGGTTCATCCAACAGACCAGCGAACAATGCCAATCAAAGATGAATCTAAGCCATCATTCACGCTGACGACGAACCAAGGGGGAAACGCTATCAAAGCTTGGCTAGAGCATGGGCGAGTTGTCCGGATGACTACCCAGGCTCTAGGGCGATTTCAGACCCTACCCGATTGGTATGAGCAAGCCGACTGCGGCATTATCGGCAATGGCGTGCCGTGCAAGTTGGCAAAAACAGTTGTTGAGTCATGCGGAGAAGTTCAGTAATGGTTGCATATAACTTTCAAGAGCAATTTGCACTCAAAGTTGCAGCGCGTAAAAAGCTCCAGACTATTCGACCGAACCGCAAAGGGAATAGTCGCCACGCACGCCCAGACGAAGCATTGCAGTTGTACTACGGGATGCGAACAAAGCGCTGTCAGAAGCTCGTGCCGGACGATCCTACATGCACCAGCGTAGAACCGATCATCCTCTCTGATGGATGCGTAAAAGTGGGCGATCGCACCCTCTCTGCTACTGAGTCTGAGGCGCTGGCGATCGCGGATGGCTTCAGTAGCTTTGACGCGATGATCGACTGGTTCGCGGAGACTCACGGCGATCGCCCCTTTGAAGGCGTTCTGATTAAGTGGGAGCCGCAGAAAGTGATCGTTGCCAGCGACATATCAGAATTGCTGCACGAGGAAGCTGAGTGAGGGCGATCGCACCATGCAAATAACGGATCTCAGCACTGAAGTTGCATTCATCCAAGCGGCCAGAAAATATGACCCAAAGGGGTTTGATGTCCGTCTTAGGCTATGGCTACAAAAGACGGGCTTTCGATTCGATCCAGGCTGGACAACGCACCAAATCATCGTCACCCTCGACGACAACCGCATCAAGAGCCTAGCCCAAGCGGTGACAAAAGCACTCTCTCAAGAACATAAAAAGTAAGAGGATCAACTCATGGGACTTTCCCGAAAAAACCACAAAGTTCAGCATCAAGATTACCAGCCTAGCGACGCACCAAAAACCGCGCTAGACACATATAACAAAATCCTTTCAGCGGCTAACGCAATTCAAGGCGCATCATTCTACGAGCAAGGCGGCGAGCCAGACAGACCCAGCAGAGTTAACCGAAACATTGATGCTGCTGATCGAATGTTGAATCTTGCTCAGCAGGAAGTTTTCAACGATGGCGCAAGTCGTGATGTTGGCGATCGCCAACTGCCGTAGCATTCATTGATATCATGGGAAAGCCCGACCAAGTGTAAGCCCATGTTCCCTGATATCTTCCCTGATGAATCCGATCTCTTGATCATCGAAACTTTCATCTTTGAGGTTCAGCGGTCGGGAAATTTCCCGTATTCAAGCTGTCGGGCAATGACCATTGTGAGCGCACCGCTTGAACTTTTGAAAGATCTTGCTCGATTGGGCCTGCATTACTGCCCCGTATCAGTCGTTTTTGCCCCCACGACGTTCACATTGGCGATCGCTGCACCGTTGTTTAATTTATGTGAACTAACAGACCATCGCTCCTATTTGAGCGATGGCGTTTTGATTACGGACAAACGGCACATAGAGAGCATTGAGGCTCTAGTGCAAAAGATTTACGATCGCCCACAACCTTTGGCGATCAACGTTAGCAACAGCAACCCTTAACCAATCAACTCAGGAGATTTTGATGACAAACTATCCAGATTTTGGCGTAAACGTACTTGAGCTACCCCCTAAGCAGGCGCTGAGGCAGTTCTGGTGGGCGCTAACCATGATGACTTGGAGCCCCCGATCCTGGACTCTACGCCATGATTCATGCGTTGATCTGCCGTCTGCATGGTGGCTAGCTGGTCACGCAATCGAATATCACGACGATGTGATGGCTGAATTGAGAGCGGAGTCAATTCTTTAGAGAATGTGGCGATCGCCACATTCTCAAATCAATCTTGCATCAATCGAGCTAAGATATCGTCTTCACTCGCAGTTCCAGAAGCTGTCAGAGATACCTCTGACGGCTTTTCCTCTTCTATTGGCTCATCGCTGGGAATCTCAAATAGTTGAGCGGCCAATCGTCGCAGCCGAGCGGCCACACTTGCGGCTGCATCGGCCATGTCTTTGTGTGAGTCAGCTCCAGCCGATCGCCCCAATTTTGTACGCGGAGCCTCGACCTTGCCGCGTTCGATCACCAGCTTTTGGCACTCAAGATATAGGAGGCGATCGCACCGATAGCGCAATGTTCGGGTGTAGACACCGCTCTTGAACTCATCGAAATCGCTCTTATCAACCGTATGCAAGAAGCACGGGATATCGAACTGAAATAGCTGCTGCATGAGCTGTGCCGAGTTGAAGCCATCGCAGGATAGCAGCCCAAAGTTGAATCCGCGCATTGTTTTGAGCCACACAAAAAAGTCGGTGACGGTTTTGAGGTCGATCTCTGCTGCTTTGATTCGCTCTTGATAGGTATCGCCCTCCGAATACCAGTTGTGGCGCTGAATCTCCCCAAAGTCGTTGAAATGTGATGCAGTCCAGCGGATGCACAAATCCAGTACGGGCAGTTGCGCCCCGTCCACATGATCCAGGTGCCCGATCGCAATTCCGGTTGAGTCGTTTTTTAGCCCAATATCTACGTGGGCATAGTATTCAATCCCAGGCAGGCCACGAAACCAGCGCTCTAGTCGTGGGAACCCAAACTCATTCAGCTCAATATCGCCCGTAACAGACCGGGCACTCACCGGATCAGGCGATCGCCCTGCTAGTCGCTCAATCCGTTCAGGGCTGTACTCTTTGAAATGTGTTTCTAGAAGTTGGCGATCGCCCCCCGATGCATTTTCAATCAGCAGCTCTGGGGAACGAAAATAGTTTTCGACGGCGGCTCGTGGTTGTGCCCCGTATTTTGCCCAGGCATCTTCAGGATCGCGGGCAAAGTCATCAGCAAAATCTTCAAATGTGCGATCGGGGTGAACCTCCCAGGTAGGCCGACGCACCACATAAAGCTCTGGAAACAGCCCCCGCGCAGCTTGCTCGACTACGACCTCTTGCGGGTCAGTAGTCGAACGTGGGAATGAGGCCAGAAACCCTTTCCATGCTTTTCGATAGCGAGTCTTACCCGAACTCATGAAAGCTTTCAGCACGTCTGAAGCGGTAGCAGAATCGGCTTCTGATTCCATCCCGGCGAACTCAGAAAGGATAAACGCCAGCAGGTTAAACCCTTCTGCACTTGCAGCGTTCAACGGCAGGTTGTGAATTTTGATATTGTTCGGCAGCTCGACAAAATCAGCCGCTTCAGTCGCCCGCTTCAAAAATCGGTCAGGGTCTGCAATGTTCAGGTCAGGCTCGGTCAGTCGAGTTTTTAACCATTCCCAGTTTTTTAGACGGTTTTTAAACTTCGTGAATGTGATTCGCCTTGTTTGCCGCAACGTGGGAGAGGCGATCGCCAAGTCGATTGCTTCTGATTCTTCTAGCTCTAGAAACTGTTGGGGCGATCGCAGGCAGAGCAAAACATGGACGAACCAGACCAACGCCGCCGATGCCAGCAAGTCTTTGCCGCTACCTTTCCCCCAGACCAGAGCCCCGCAGTTAAAAGATGTAGGCGGGTTTTGCGTGAACAGCAATTTCGTTTCTTCTGATGTCGCACCCAAGAACGCCTCAAGA